AGATTTGATGCTGCCCGTTCTTATACACGTCGTGGTTTCTGGGATACTTGGAAGAATGCCCGCAAACTTTATAACTCACAGCGTATTATGGTTAATTATGAAGGTAACTCAGATACTTTTGTTCCTGAAACGTTTACTATCCTACAAAACATTAAAGCTCAAATAATTGGTGGCAAAATCTCTGTTGATTACTACCCTACTAGCAAAGAACAAACTGGGGATACTAAAGTCCTTAAATCTCTTATGGACCAGATTTGGATACAAGACAAGACTAAACTAAAAGCTTCTTGGGCTATTGACGACTCTCTACAAGTAGGTAACGGTTATTTGTGGCAATACTGGAATGGTGAGTTTCCAACTAACAAATATGTACCAACAGAAGACAACTTCTTCGACCCAGATGCTACATCTTATGAGAACCTACGATTTGGTGGCTACCGATACCTTACAACTGTTGCTGAACTAAAAGAAGCAACTATTGCTAACGTAACTTATGACCCAACTATTAAAGGTTCTGAAAAACGAGTACAACGATTCAAAAACCTAGATAAATTAGATTCTTACAAAGAAGAAGAAGACAGCAAAGGAAACTTTGAAAACGATAAGATGGCTAAGCAACTTCGTGAAGAGATGATTGCTGGTGCAATTCTAGCTAATGAGAACGATGACGACCAGATTGTAGAAGTTATTGTTTACCACGACAAAAAGAAACTTGTTCGTATTGCTAACCGATGTACTGTTATTGAAGAAGTAGAGACTCCATTCAAACGAGACAAGAAAACTATTGACTCAGTAGATGACATGGGTAACCCAGTCAAGTTCGACCTACCTGAAATCAAACCATTTATCCCAGTAGCTCCTTTCCGAGATATAACTGACGGTGCTATGTGGTATGCAAAAGGTGAGATTGAAGTAATTGGTGATATTCAAGAACTTATCAACGATACACAGAACCAAAAGACTGATAACTTGAACTACTCACTTAACCGAATGTGGACTCTTGACCCATCTCAAGCACATAAGATTGACCAAATCCAATCAGTTCCAGGAGCAGTATTTACTGTCCCTCCAGGAAGCCTGCAAGCTTTGCCTAACCAGAACGTTGGACCTGAAGCAGATAACGAAATCATGCGACTTCAATCACTTATGCGTCGTGCTACAGCATCTGAAGAACTATTTGGTGGTTCATACACACATACGACAGCTGCTCTTGTTAATGCACAGATGCAACAGTCAGGTTCTAAGTTCGATGTTAAACTTGAACACTACGAATCTGAAGCATTTACTATCCTTGCCAACAATATGCTCAAGATTATGCAAATTTTCCTTACTCAGGAACAAGCAGTTCGTTTAATTGGACAAGAAGGAATCGAGTGGAAAAACTACAACCCAGGTGAATACCTTGGCGATTACGATGTAAAAGTTCAATTAGACTACAACTACCAGAAATATCGTGAGACTGAGAAGCAAAATGCAATGCAATTCTTCCTACTAGCAAGCAAACTACCATTTGTAAACCAAGAAGCTTTGTTCAAGATTACTGCAACTACTTTATTTGACAAAGATAGCAACGAAATTAGCTCACTTATCCAACCATCACAACCAGCAATGCAACCAGGACTGCCAATGGGTGCTCCACAAGGTGGCTCAATCAGTGGAATGCCACAAGAAGGACAGGGAGCAATGGCTTCTTTACCACAATCACAGGCTGAGCGAGCAGTTGGAATGAGTGCAATGAACGCACAGGGCATAAACATACCAGGAATGCCATCATAAAGTAACAAAAGGGGTTAAAAATGAATTCAGATACAATGACATCAGAGCAAATTAACGCTCTACGAGACTATATCAAGTCAGATAGTGGAAAAATGTTTTTACAACTTATTGCTAATAGAGAAATATCTCTAAAAGCAGAAGCTTGGCAACGTGATGTGACTACTGACCGACAAATTCAATTATTAAATCAGGAATATGGTATGTATTGGGTACGAACACTTATACAAGACCTTGTTGCACCAGTCCAAAGACTAAATATAGCCAATTTCGATGAACAGAATGAGCGGTAGCTGCACCTCTACCGTTCATTTTGCTTATTGTAAATAGAAATATAAGCACATATTATTAAATCAGGTGCAAGTCAACTTTAACAACATAGGGGAGAACACTATGAATCCAGAGGATACCACAACCTCAACGGTTCAAGATACCGTTCAGGCGCAAGAAATTGCACAACCTGAAGAACTTGGAACGCAGGCGGTAGAGAGCGAAGAATCAACTTCGACTCAGGATACCACGAACCAACCATCAACTGAGGCACCAGCTTCAGAGGATACAGACCTAATTGAATGGGCTGCTAAAAAGGGAGTCAAAACTGATGACCCAATGGCACTATTAAAAATGGTCAGAGAGAGTGAAAAGAAGATGCACGAAACTTCGCAAGAAGCTAAGCAACTTCGGGAAACTTTTAATACTATCGGAGAGGAGCAAGGTTTCGATGATACCACGCTGTTAGTGAATAGATTACAAGTAACTGATTTCTATCTCAATAATCCGCAAGCTCGTCAATATGACGATAAGATGGCTGAAATTGTACGAAGTAAACCATTCTTGGCTAATGACCTAGACACTGTCTACAAATTGGCACGTTTCGAAAGCGCAGAAACTCAAGCATTGGCACAACGTCAACAGGTTCAGAAGGAGACTCTTGCACAGGTAGCAAAGGCTGAATTAGCTGGAGCACCAGAAGCCTCAGCAACTACACGAGAAGTAGGAAGTGATGAGATTACTGACGAGAAAATCGCTAGTATGACACTTGCAGAATACCAGGCGTGGAAGGCTAAAACAGGATTTAATCCTTTCGTTGCAAATTAATAAATTAAATTTCGGAGAATAAAATTATGGGTTTAGGCTCTAGCCAAATGACTGGAACTACTCTTGCCGTCTACCGTCCTAACGTGTGGGCAAAAGAAGTACTTTCAGCTCGAACATCAAATCTTGTCCTCGTTCCTCGTGTTAAACACTACGACCGAGACATCAAATCAGCTGGTCAAACAGTTGAAATCCCTAACCTAAGCAACGTTACTGCTAACTTAAAAGTAGCTAACACTCAGGTTACACTAAACGCACCAACAGAAACAAAAACAACTATCACTATCAACCAACACTACGAATCTTCATTCTTACTTGAAGACTTTGCAGAAATTCAATCAGCTTACGATGCTGCTAGCGAATACACTACAAAAACTGGTTACGCTCTTGCAGAAAAAATGGACAGCACAGTAGCTTCAGGTATACAAGGTGGTGCTGCTAAAACTCTAGGCACAGCTGGTACAGCTCTATCTGATACAGTTATCTTGACTGCTAACCGCTACCTTGATGATGCTAAAGCTCCTTCAACAGAACGATACTTTGTTGTTACCCCACAAGGTAAGCAAGAACTTCTTGGAATCGACAAATATGTTCGTTACGATGCACTAGGTGTAGCTAGCGATAGCAACTCTATTGTCAACGGACGAATTGGTTCTATCTACGGTGTAGAAGTTTCTATGTCACAGAACTTGAACATTACTGCTGGTACTCCAGTAACTAATAACCACTTGTTCTTCCACAAAGAAGCTTATGCGATTGCTGTACAGAAAGATATTACTTTCGAATCACAACGCAAAACTGAGTATCTTGGTACTCTATACGTTGCTCAATCCCTATGGGGTGGTGTAATGCTACGTTCTGACCACGCTGTTCTTGTTAAGAGCTAATCTTACAAAAACTCAACGGTTAAAGAGAGCTCCCGAAAGGGGGCTTTCTGTATATTAGAAAATAAAATAGCTATAATGAAAAGGTCAGTGGAATTTAACCCCCACACCACTGCCTTGAAGAAGAGTCACTCTTGGCTCTTTTTCTTATTCAACATCTTGCAAATGTTGTCGTTTTAATGTAAAATAAAAACATAAATAAGTATAAGGGGAATATCATGGTCATCGACGACAAATATCTACCAGAAGTAGACGCAAGAATCAAAACAATTATCACTCAGATTGAAGAATCTAAGACTATCATTCATCGCAATACATTGATTATTGCTGAAGCAGCTAAATCTAATAAAGAAGATGAAGTAACTGCATCAGAATTTAATGTTAACCAACTTATCCGTAAAATCAACGTACTAGAAGAAGAATTAGCTAAACTGAGCGCTTAATATGGAAGTCAAGCTTGCAGTTATACTGCCAAGCAGGGGTATGTCTTTCTCTCAGACCTGCGAAGAACTACTGAACGAGCTTAAGGGTATTAAGCATCAGATGTTCTTCTCTATCGGTAACCCAATTCCAGATTGTTTCAATATACCATTAGAAGATGCCTTAAAGGATAAATCGTTCACTCACGTATTAATCGTAGAAGATGACATGATTATCCCAAAAGGCATCTTATTAAAAATGCTTAATGAGCGTTACCCAGTTGTAGCACTTGATTACCCATTCCGAAAAGATGGTGATTCAACAGTAATGCATGACCCAGCTGGTACTGCACTATATACTGGCACTGGATTTATGCTAATAGAGCGATGGTTGCTAGATATTATGCCTAAGCCAGTCTTCAAGGTCGACACTGCTTGGGACATGATGATGACTACTGATAACAAACTAGTCTGTTGGTCACGAGATGTATCTAATATTAAAACTTATGGTCTGCATGACGTGCATTTTGGTATTACACTATGGTCTAATGACCTGCCAATTCGTGTGATGAAAAAGACTGCTGGACAACGTAAGCTTCGTAATCGTGGACCAGCATACTCAAACCAAGGTGCTCACGATATATACAATCTAACAATAGTCAGAAAAAACAATACTGCTAAAAGTGATGATGAAGAGCTTATAAAGAAATTCGTAGATAGACTGAGCAATATTACTGCTATCGAAATACTTGAAAAAGCACCAGACTCTATTTATTACAATAACGGTCAAGCCTACACAAAGGACAAGCATGTCATTATCTAGTATTAAAAAATTAATTTCAAAAGAAAATATTGGTGTCATTTTGCCAAGTCGTGGAATGTTATTTACAGAAACTCTTAATGAGTTATGTAATGAACTCTATGGACGCACGTACACTATATATTGGTCACATGGCAATAGTTTGCCTGATTGCTTCAATAAACCTCTTAAACGAGCGCTAAAAGCCTCACACACACATTATTTGATAGTTGAAGATGATGTAGTGCTTAAACCAGGTCTATTGCAAGAAATGTTTAATATGGACGAAGACGTAGTGTCCTGCGATTATCCAGTACACTTAAACCCAAGTGGTTGCGTACTATACGATTTTCATGACCGAGCAATCTTTACAGGAACTGGATTTATGCTCATTAAACGACATGTACTTGACGAAATGCCGAAACCAATTTTTCGCTCAGATATATCATGGGATTTCAAAAGTCGATTTGATAAGATTGTATTTACAGCGAGAGATGTCAAACCTGAAGAAGTTTATGGACAGCATGATGTCACATTTGGTATATACCAGTATCTTAAAGGTAAACCAGTGGCAGTACATAAAACTGCATTATCTCAACGCAAGTTAAAAACCAAGGGAAATACTAGCAATAATGACGGGACTGATGAGATTATTCTTTATGACAATTATAAGAAGATTAATTTTCTATCTATTCCACAAAGCGAGCAAGACCACAGAGTTACCGAGATTATATTAGATGGTAAACGAACCTATGTAGCAACTGATACTGCTAAAAGATTAGTAGCAGAGAAGAGAGCTGAATATGGCTCAATCCATGTAGAAGATATAATATTGGAAGTGGATAATAGTATTAACGCAACACAATTTATAAAGGGGGCATAATGAAAACTAGAGTATTACTAACAGGAGCAGGTGGCAACATCGGTGTACATTTTGTAGCACATCTAATGCACAATACAGACTGGGACATCGTTGCAACAGATTCATTCCGACATAAAGGAACATTTGACCGCATAACTGAGGTATGCAAAGACCACCCAGAGTGGAGAGAGCGTATTGAAATCTTCACACATGACCTTACAGCACCATTTACAGACCGAGAAATATTTGCACTAGGTAAAATAGCTCACATCATTCATCTAGCGAGTCTTTCTGATGTGCAAGACAGTATAGACAATCCAGTACCATTTGTCAGAAACAATGTAGAACTACAACTTAATATGCTAGAGTTAGCACGAGAACTTAAACCGCTAACATTTATACAATTCTCTACTGACGAAGTATATGGTCAAGATGGTAAAGACAGCAAAGGACACCCTGAATGGGACGTAATACTGCCAAGTAATCCTTATGCAGCGTCTAAAGCAGCACAAGAAGCTATTGCAATCTCTTATTGGAGAACTTATGGTGTTCCAGTAATCATTACTAACACAATGAATAACTTTGGTGAAATGCAATCTCCAAGTAAATATACTGCAAAGATTCAAAGTCTACTTGCACAGGATAAAACAGTTGAAGTTCACTCAGTAAATGGTGAAATTGGTACTCGATATTACCTACATTCACGAAATGCAGCAGATGCAGTGTTATTTATTATGCAGAAGACATCTCCAAAGCACCACATACCAGGTGCAACTGATATGCCAGATAGGTATAATATTGTAGGTGATGCTCAAATAGATAACCTAGAACTAGCAAAGATTGTAGCACGACTAATGGGTAAAGAACTTAAATATGAACTAGTAGACTTCCATAGTTCACAGCCAGGTCACGATATGCACTATGGACTAGATGGTAGTAAATTAGCCAATCTTGGGTGGAAACCACCAGTAGATTTTGAAACTAGTATGCTAAAAACTATTGAATGGCAACAAGATAATAGTCAGTGGATATAGTCAATAGAAACCATAAAAGATAAAATTAGATTATGAATACCGATTTCCAACAGGTACTAGACCAACTTGATGCCAATAACCAACAAGCACAGGAAGCAGTTCAGCAAAATGTTGAAGAATTGCAACGTGCTAAAGACTTAGTAGCTCTAAAAAAGAGTATTAATGCAGTTTCGACAGCTATTTCATCAGCAATCGACAAAAAGTCTAATGTCGTAAAAGTTGATAACTTCCCTACATCATTCTCAACACCTGATATAGAGAATGTAGTTGCTGAAATACAAGCATTACGTCAGCAAATGACTGATAGCGAAGTAAAAGACGAAGCAGATACCGCTGAAGAAAAAGCTATAATGAATCGTCAAGTTGAGCTATTGACAAATCTTGAAAATGCTGTCAAAGCTATACCTGGTGGAATTGAAATACCTGAAGCTCCAGAGCAAGTAATTGTTCCGACTAATCAGGAATACTTAGACCGACTTCAAGCTGTTGTAGATGCAGTAAAGGCTATCAAAACTGAGTTCAAGCCTAATATTAGCGTCAAGCCAGCAGATGTTACAGTACAGTCAGACTTTAGCATATTAGAAAATAAACTTGATGTTTTGACAACAGCAGTTAAAGCTATATCTATAGTAGTTCCAGAGCAAGATGATACTCAGATTCTTGATGCACTTGATAAAGTATCTAAAACTATTAATAGTCTTACATTCCCTACTCCAAACTATGTACTTCCATTCAAAGATATAACCGGCAAAGCAACACAAGTTCAACTAGATGCTAGCGGAAACGTTCCAGTAATTTCTAGTGGTGGAGGTTTTTCAGATGCTAATAACTCAACTACTACACCTCTTGCTGCTAATGGTGTATTTACAGGAACAGGAACAAGTTGTCTTAATGCTGCAGCTATAGAAGTTCTTATGTATTCAAACGTTGCTTCTGTTGCCGGTGGGCTTTCAGTTCAATTTTCAATGGATAATACTAACTGGGACGATTCTGCAACATATACATTTACTCCAGGAAGCGTAGGACCAAATCAAGGTCAGACATTTATTACTTCAGCCAGAGCAGAATATTATCGAGTAGTTTATACAAATGGTTCAACACTACAAACAACATTTAGATTAGAATCAGTTATTAAAGTTCAAACCATAAATGGTGCTGTAATAGCATTAGGCACGACTGTATCTGATGCAAATCATGCACAACTTACACAATCAATAATCGTTGGAAAAACAACTGGTGGTGGTGGTGAATATGTTCCAGTTAAAGTAAGACCTTCTGGTGCATTAGTAGTTGCCGATACGATTGCAGACGGTGATGATGTAGCAACAGGTGCTACTGCTGATGCAGCAAATACCACTGGAACAACTGGAACTGTATCAGGCAAACTTCGTGGTATTGTCCAGAACCAAACAAACGGAACTCAAAAAACAAAGATAACAGACGGAACTTATGACGCAACCGTTGT